GGCCGACTTCGACGGCTCCGACGATGCCATCCAGGCCGGCGAGGTGCTCGCGCTGGCCGGCGACGTGATCACGACCAGCGAGCCGATTCAGTGGGGGGGCGGCACGACGGGCCGCGCGCTGATCACTGGCGCCGAAGGCCGCCCACTTGGTGCCCCGGTGCTGTGCTACCCGGCAGACGGCGGTGTGCGCCTGGCCAGCGTGCCGGCCGGGCTCTACGTCGCGGACGGAATCAGCGCGCAGTGCGGCAGCCGGTATGCCTTCACGGCTAGCCTGACTGCTGCCGAACTGGAATCCGCGGGCCTCTACACGATCGAGGAAATCAGTCCCGCAGGCAATGGCACGGTGTCCGTAACTTTGAGCCAGTACGACGGCCGAACCTACGACTACGACACCCTATGACGATACCCACGAGCAACCCTGTCCCATCCAGCGCACCTCAGGATCTGCTGTTCAATGCCGCGCTGCTGGATCAGGCCGTCACCGGCACGGGAGCCACCGTAACGGATCGGCTGGGAACCTCGCGCATGTCGATGCAGGGGGCGATCGACACGCTGAAGGCGTTCACTTCCTTAGCGAAAAATTTCCGTTTACTTCCGACCGAAAAACCACAAGTGAAAGAAGATAGATTCGCTGACTTTGGGGAGATCGATTTATGAAAGACTACATTTCTATAGGACGTGCTGCAAGAATTGCTGGCGTACATGAAGACACGCTAAGGAACTGGGAAGACGAAGGGATAATAAAACCAATAAGAACACTTGGCGGACACCGACGATACAAAGAAAGCGACATTCGGGAAATAGCTAAGATAATGCCAGCAGGAAGCAATGAGCTACTTGACGCCATCAACAAATTAACAAAATTACTACAAGAATGGATTACCCACCAACAGCACCAAAGTTAAAGACGCACAAGCCCAAGCAAGAACAGAGGCTAACCACAACAGCCAGAGGCTACGGCGCCAACTGGCATAAGGTCCGCAAGAGTAAGCTAGCCGTTGATCCTCTTTGTGAATTCTCCTTCGATGGTTGCCAAGGCTTCGCTACTCAAGTCCATCACCAAGACCACAACACCAAGAACAACAACAACGATAACTTAAAGTCCTGTTGCCAGCATTGCCACAGTGTTTACCACCAGAACACTAAATAAGGCATGTTGATACGACACAAGTCAGACGAGGAAAAGCTTAAGCTAGGCCATAGATGGGACGAAGCAGCAGGTCTTAAAGTAATTTCTTTCATTGAGAAGCATTTAGTCCTAGAGACGGGAGAAAAATTCAAAGTCTTACCGTGGATGCGTGACCTCATTCGTTCGTGGTACTGCTGGCGTAAGCCCGATGGGACACGGTCAACAAAAATAGGCTTGTTAACGTGCGGACGTAAGAACGGAAAAAGCATCTTAACTTATGGCCTTACTGCTTACCATCGAATAGCCGATGGGGAACAAAGCCCGTCTTGCGTTAGCTGCGCCGTTAATAAAGAACAAGCGGGCCAAGTCTTTGAATGGTTCCGTTTCGCCATCGACAATAACCGGCAATTCTCCAAAGCCTTGCACTATGTCCCCACTAAAAAAACAATCTTCTACCCAAAGTCCAACGGCAAGTATCGAAGCCTTGCGAGTGACAGCGGAGGGGGCAACTTCGGACACGGTCACACGTTCGTTATCCACGACGAGCTAGCATTTCATAAGAAGGACGATGTTTATACAGCCTTAAAGAATAGCACCGATGCCAAGCCGAACGGTCTGCAAGTTATCACGAGTACGGCAGGATGGAACAAAAACGGCGCATTCTTTAAGCTTGTCGAATACTCAAGGAAAATCCTTTCCGGCGAAGTAATAGACACGACCTTTCAACCTTTTATTTTTGAAGTCCCAGAGGGCGCAGAAGAAGACGAATCAACTTGGAACCTTGCTAACCCAAGCTTGGGCATATGCCAAAGTAAAGAAGACTTTCAAGGACAATGGACACGTGAGAAGCAAGAGGCCACCACACGCTTAGCCTTCAAGCGTCTTAAATTCAATCAGTGGACAGACGCCGAAAACGTTTGGATCAATACCGAACTATGGGACCAAGTCCAAGGAACGTTACCTAACCTTGACGGTAAACAGGTAGTCCTAGCTGTTGATATTGGCGCCACGAGGGACTTAACAGCTATCGCACTTGTGGCAAAGGATGGCGAGCGTTATTACGCTAAGACGTGGGGCTTCGTCCCAGAAGGAGCGTTAAAAACAAGGGACGGAACGAACGACACGCTATACCAAGCGTTTCGCCTCGATGGTTCCTTAACGATAACGAAGGGAACGGCCACCGACGAGCTACACATATGCAGTTTTCTTGACCAACTTTGCCAGAAATATCAGGTAAAATCGGTCACTTTTGACAAGTGGCAAAGCCTCGTTTTGAGTAATCACCTAAGCAAAAAAGGCGTTACTGTCTTTAACTTCCCACAGTTTCACAGCTATTTCAACGCTCCTTGCCTTGAGTTAGAGAAGCTTGTTAATCAAAAGAGGATAACCGTAGATAAGTCCGCCCTACTTCGTTGGCAGATCGGCCACACGTACCTTAACAGAGACAGTAAAGGGTATGTTAAGCCAGAGACCGCACGACCGGAGAACAAGAAAGATAATTTGATAGCGTTGCTTATGGGATTGTGCCAAGCCATTTCCACGAGCGTAGAAGTTAAGCCGAGCGTCTACGAAAATCGTGGCGTAGTTTTTATTTAATATGACTATTATATATTTGAAACGTATGAATTCAAAACACATGGTTAGAGCCAGAAGGGAAACGTAGTACCTACTGGCTCTAGCATGCTTCAGGTACAGCCACGATAATTAAAAAATACCTTCTTTATTCTCGTCGTGGCTAAAAGGAACCTTGCAGGGAACGTAAGTACCTGCAGGGTTTTCTCGTTAGTAACCCTAAATAAAAGCATGGGGTTACTTAATTGGTTCAGTAAAAGCAAGCGGGCGCTACATATTGATTATGACAAAGGCGTTCCGATCAACATAGGCGAAGCCCGTTCGACATCGGGCTTTGTCATTTCAGAAAGTACAGCGGTTACGGTAAGTACCGTGTGGCGTGCGTCTCTTACTTTGGCGCAATCCATGCCACCCATGAAAATCTACCAGCGAAAAGACGAGGGTAGAACAGAGGCGAGAGACCACCAGCTATGGGACATCTTGCACGACGAACCGAACTTAGATCAATCCGCCTACGAATTCTTTGCGTTGCTCCAATTCAGGGCAATCATTTGGGGCAACGGCTATGCCGAGATCGTCCGCAATGGAGCGGGCGAAGTGGTGGAGCTAGTCCCTATTCCGCCTTGGGCCGTGACCTTCCACGACCAACAATACCAGATACAAACCGACAGCGGACCCGTAACCCTCTCGCCTGCTGACATGCTCCACATTAAGGGGCCGTCCCTAGATGGGTCCGTAGGCGCTCGCCTCGTGGACGTTGCAAGGACTTCCTTGGACGTTACCTTAGCGTGCGAGCGGTTCGCCGCCTCTTACTTTGGCAATTCTTGCAAGCTTGGCGGAGTGCTCAAAACTGCTGGCGTCCTCTCGGACCAAGCAAGGGAGAACTTACGCAAGTCGTGGAACGGGCAATACAGCGGAGCGGACAGGGCCGGAACCGTAGGACTCTTGGAAGAGGGCTTGGACTTCGCCCCCTTCAGCATCAACAACAACGAAGGGCAATTCCTCGAAAGCCGACAGCACCAAGTCCTAGAGGTTTGTAGGTGGATCGGTGTAGACCCAATTTTTGTCTACGCATTCGGGGCGAATCCGGGAGGCGTAGCCGAACAACAGACACGCAACTTCTTAACCTTTTCCCTTAATCCTTGGTTGCGCAAATGGGAAGGCGAAATTAACCGCAAGTGCGGTCTGAAGGGAACGCCATACTATGCGGAATTCGTCCGTGAAGCGTTGCTTTCCCTCGATGCTAAGACTCAATCGGACCTATGGTCCGTGGGCGTTGATAAGGGATGGTACACAATCGACAACGTCCGAGACTTCCTTAATTTGGAACCTTTAACAAAGAACGAACCGAAGCCGGAAGAAGGTAGCAGCGTGGCCGTACCACTAACACCAGAGGCCGCACCAGTACAGGACACGGCCATGAACGGGGCGCAAATCGCAAGCCTCTTACTTATCACGGACAAGGTAGCCCTAAAGATGTACCCACCAGAGGCCGCTATTGCAATCATTAAACAAGCGTTCCCCTCGATGGACGGCAGCAGCGTTAGCGAGTTTGTGAACGCCTTAGCGAAAGCACCAGCACCCCAAGCACCAGAGCAAGGACCAACGCCACCACAGGAGAACAATGGAAAAAAGATCAATCCCGACGAAGTTTAACCACGAGGGCCGCAAGTTGTGGGGCTACGCTGCAGTATGGGATAGCCCGACGATCATTCACGAGGGGCGCCGCAACTACACGGAAATAGTCCGTAGGTCCGCCTTTGCCACCATTTCGCAAGACGTTATTTGCACCTTTAACCACGACCCTAGCAAGCTATTGGGCCGTGTGTCTTCTGGGACGTTGCAGCTTAAGCAAGACGAGCATGGGCTACGGTTTGAGGTTGACCTACCAGACACGGCCACCGGGCAAGAGGTCCGACAGCTAGCCGAACGTGGGGACATTACAGGAGCCTCGTTCGCCTTTGCCGTCAAGCGTGACAAGTGGAACAAGGACACGAGAGAGTTACTAGACCTAGACCTATTTGAATTGGGGCCGGTTGCGTTAGCAGCCTATCCGCAAACGGAAATAGGGTTACGTGGAGTGTCCTTCTACAAGTACAAGCTACGTCTTGCAGAAATGGAATAACAATAATAAATAACAAATAGATATATCTTTAATCCTTTGGGGGAACATGTCGTATAAGTCAATCGAAATCAAAGAACAACGTGCGAAAGTAATCGCTCAAGCAAGAGAAGTCATTAACTTGGCCGATGCCGACAAGCGTAGCTTGTCTGACGACGAGCAAACGAAAGTTGATGAGCTTTTTTCACAAGCCGATAAGATGGCGAAAGATGCCAACGATGCCGAACGTCGGGAAAAATTAGAGACTGCTGAAGCCGAATTGCGTTCTAGCCAAGGCCGCAAAATCAACAGTATCACATCGGTAACAAATCCATTAGATAAACGCCAAGCCAGTGAATTCATGCGAGCATGGGCGTTAGCCGGAACAACGGGCAACCGCCCCGATATGAATACGGTTACACGAGCCAGCGAATTTGGCTTCGATGTGAGCGGGAACACCATTAACTATCGTGCATTGTCAAAAGGCACAACGACAGCAGGCGGGTTTACCGTTCCGCAAAGTTTCTCCACTGAGTTAGAAAAGGTCTTAGCTTATTACTTCAGTGTTGGTGAAGCCGTTGAAATGTTCGACACGGAAGACGGCAGGGATTACCCGTGGCCTATCGTGGACGATTCGGGCAACGCTGGGGCCATCGTAACCGAAGCCTCTGGTATCGGTTCATCTACTGACCCAGCGTTTACCCAAGTTACTTTCAAATCGTGGGAATATTACAGCCCTATCGTTAAGGTGAGCAACCAATTACTAAGAGATAGTGCAAGAGACATCCCAAGCATGTTGGCCGAATTGTTCGCCGAACGTATGGGCCGTGCGTTGCAGACTGCTTGCATCTCAACTAATGCCGGTTCATCAGCGCCCGAAGGGATGTTATACAACGTGACTGCAGGCGTTAACTTGGCCTCTGGCAACGCTATCACATTGGCTAAGTTAATGGACTTGGAAGCGAGCGTAGACATTGCTTACCGTAGCTTACCGGGAACGGGCTTCGTCATGCACGACGCCACTTTCAACGCTATTCGTCAGATAGTCGATGCAACAGGCGGGCGCCCCTTATTGAATCCTGACATCAGCACCGGGACGGAAAAGCGTTTGTTTGGCTACCCTGTCTTTATTTCTAACTCAATGACATCTATCAGCAGTCCGGGCGATAACGCCCCGTTGATTCTTTTCGGTGCGTTGAAAAAGTATAAGGTCCGTCGTGTGGGTGGCAGCACTTTAACACGCCTTAACGAATTGTATGCAGCGAACGGCCAAGTAGGTTTCTGCTTAGCTGAAGCGTTCGATGCAAGATGGATTACAAAGGCAGGCGTCAAGACTTTGAATAGCTACGATGCTCCTTAATTGAAACACTTGTGTGAAGTGTGTTTGTTTATTGTTTATGTCATTTATCCAGAGTAACCCTGTTGGCGAAAGCTAGCAGGGTTATTTCGTTAACAACAATAGATACCTGTATGTGGTCTATCTCTATTGTTACCCCGCCGTCCCCTACACCAGTCGCAACCGCCGACATCAAAGCACACTTGCGATTAAACACCAGTGCTGAAGACACGCTCTTGGCCGATTGGGTCTTAGTCGCAGCGGAAGAATTCGCACGTGAGACGGGCTACAGCCTCACGAACACAGCACTACGCCTAAGCTTGGATTCGTGGCCGTGCGAGTCTGTCTTATACATTCCCCGCCATCCCGTAACCGCAGTAACGAGCGTGCAATACCTCGATACCTCTGGGACATGGCAGACCGTGGACGGCAGCACCTACACGACCGACCTTAGCAGTTTGCCCGCACGCATCTTGTTTAAGACGAACTTCGTCCGTGCGTCCTTACACGAAACGGCTAAGCCTTGCGTCCGTGTCAATTTCTCCGCAGGCCACAGCAGCACCAGCGATATACCCCGCATGGCATTACAGGCCGTCAAGCTAAGAGCCGCAGAGTATTACCGTGACCGAGAGAACACGAGCGAACTAAACACGAAGCCTATAAGTGCAGGGTTTCAAAGAATTTGCGACCACTACAAGACCGGAATACTTTGTGACTTTAACGAGGGGGCGTAATGGGCGCCGGAAACTATCCCGACTATTTGACGAGGCTTGTACGCTCCACGACCAAGAACACGAACAACGGACAGGATGAAGAATCATTTACCGATGGGTCTTCTTATTGGTGTCGTGTGGAATACCAGAGCGGAAAACGTGAAGTCCTCATGGGCGGAAATCAGACAGGGGCGGACGTGCAAATTTTCGTAAGGAACGCACCAGAGTTAACCGCCCTCGACAGGTTCACGGATGGCGAAACGACCTTTGTTATTGACAGTGTAAGGCCGGGAACCGACGAGCTAATTTGTGACGGATATTATTTAGATTCATTGGTCTTAGCTGACCAGTAAAGGAGTGCGATGAAATACATTATGAAACTTATTGACTCAATCTTTAAGAGAGTGAAGAAGAGCCAACAACCGGAACCTATCTTTACGGAACCGTTAGAGGAAGAACAGGAAGAAGGACCAAAAGGGGTTACCATCGTAGTGAATGGTCAAGAGATGGAAGCCGTCGAAAGCATCGAAATTAGAGGAAGCCAGATCGGTATCTTTGCTATTACCTTTGAAGAAGAAGAGGGGGACTAATTGCTAGACCTAGATAGCAAGATTAAGTTTTCCTTCGATGTGGTAAGCGAGCTAGAGAAACTCGACAAGAAGATACGCAACGTGACCATGCGAAAGACCATGAACAAGGCCGCTAAGCCTGTTAAGGATGCCGTCATTACCAACGCACCGGAACGATACGGTTTCTTAAAGAAGTCGTTTCGTATCAAGGTTATCCACTACAAGGACCGCAAGGTATGGTGCGCAATCATCGGGCCTAAGTCGGACTTCAAGCGGAACAAAGGGAAGTACAAGAGAGGTCCGAAAGCAGGTCAAGCGTATGTGCATCGACCGGCGAAGTACGCTCACCTTGTCGATAAGGGTACGCAGTTCATCACAGCGAAAGAATTTTTAGTGACATCGTTGAACGAAACACATAACCAATATGTGCGCAGCGTGGAGGCGAGCGTAAAGGAAGCCATCGCCCAAAGCTTAAACAAGAAATAGTATTAT